TTTTGGTTTTTGATCCACTTGCAATTGTATTGTTGATCGCAGCTAACCATGGCATGAGGCCAAGGTCTAGAATGCGCTTTGACAAAACAACTGGTAAGTTGGTTGTGGATAAGACATTTTTAAGTTGATTCTATATGCAAATTATACTATAACAAGACTATGTGTTGCGGCACATGGCACAAGGAGATTTTATGTCGCTACTAGACAAAATACGTAAGAATTCTACGATCAAAGACACTGCGATTCTATCTGAGTCGAAGTTCTTCACGAAGAAGGATATGGTTCCTACTTCTGTTCCAGCAATCAATATTGCTCTCTCAGGTAAACTCGATGGAGGCCTTACACCAGGTCTAACCATGTGGGCAGGACCTTCGAAGCACTTTAAGACTGCTTTCTCACTTCTAATGGCTAAGTCGTATCTGGACAAGTATCCAGATGCTGTCATGCTATTCTATGACTCAGAGTTTGGTACGCCAATCACATACTTCCAATCATTCAACATTGATATGGAACGAGTCATTCACACCCCTATTACTGACGTCGAGCAGCTCAAGTTCGATATCATGCAGCAGCTCAAAGGCATTGAACGTGGTGATCGTGTGATCATCATTGTCGACTCCATCGGTAACCTAGCTTCCAAGAAGGAAGTAGAAGATGCCCTGGAAGGTAAGTCGGCAGCTGATATGTCGCGGGCAAAGCAGCTCAAGTCATTGTTCCGTATGGTTACACCACACCTTACAATCAACGACATTCCAATGATCTGTGTTAACCACACCTATCAGACTCTCGAAATCTACTCGAAGGCTGTTGTGGGTGGTGGTACTGGATCCTACTACTCTGCTGATAACATCTTTATCATTGGTCGTCAGCAAGAGAAGGATGGTAAGGATACTATCGGTTATAACTTCATCATCAACGTCGAGAAGTCTCGTTACGTTCGTGAGAAGTCGAAGATTCCTATCACGGTTTCATTCGAAGGTGGTATCTCTAAGTGGTCTGGTCTTCTCGACATTGCTCTGGAAGCTGGCTTCGTTGTCAAGCCATCCAATGGCTGGTATCAGCGAGTAGGTGAAGACAAGAAGTATCGCTTTGCAGAAACAGAGACGAAAGACTTCTGGCTTCCTATCTTAACCAATCGTGCCTTCCACGATGCTGTGGAAGCAAGGTATGCTGTTGCTCATGGCGACATTATCAAGGAAGAACAAGATGATGTCGGCACTGTATATGAAGCGCTGGATATGGACGACGAATAATGTTCGATCTAGAGCATGAAGCAAACATCAAAAGGCTCGAGGAGCTTGCTAAGGTGTTTCGTGAAGCGGCAGAGATGAGATCGCGTGTGTTGTCGGTGGGAGATCCTGCAGGGGTTTCCACCCGCGACACCTATCAGGATGCTATTGCAGACTTCGCAGAGACAGCTGTAAAGATAATCAAGCGACTCGACCAAAAGTCAGTCATAGGATTCTAAATGTCGCTAGAAAAAGTTATATTCAACAATCTACTGAACAATGAGCAGTTCGGTAGGAAGACAATACCGTTCCTTAAACCAGAATACTTTCATGATGCAGCTGATAAGATCACTTATGAGCTGATCAATGAGTATGTCATTGAGTATAACGCCTTCCCTACAAAGGAGGCGTTACTCATTGACCTAGACAACAAACAAAACATCCCCGAAGAGTTATTCGTTAAGTGTCAGGAAAACATCCAAGAAATTCCTGATCAAGCCGAAGAGCTGTCGCAGATGGATTGGCTACTTGATAAGACTGAGAAGTTCTGTCAAGATAAGGCAATCTATAATGCGATCATGGAATCGATTAAGGTTATGGATGATAAGACAGGTAAGCTAGCTAAGGGTTCGATCCCACAGCTGCTTTCCGATGCTCTTGCTGTATCATTCGATACATCGATCGGCCATGACTACCTAGATGACGTAGAAGCTCGCTATGAGTTTTACCATCGTCATGAAGAACGTCTGCCATTCGATCTGGAGTACTTCAATCAGATTACACGTGGTGGTCTTCCAAACAAGACTCTGAACATTGCTCTCGCTGGTACTGGCGTTGGTAAGTCATTGTTCATGTGCTCGTGTGCTGCTAACAATCTGTCCCAAGGCAAGAATGTTCTCTACATCACCTTGGAAATGTCAGAAGAGAAGATCGCAGAGCGTATTGACGCCAACCTACTCAACGTCCCAATTCCAGAGCTTGCAGAGCTTCCAAAGGATGCATATGAGAAGAAGGTTCAGCGAGTTCGGGATCGTACTGTTGGTAAGCTGATCATTAAGGAATACCCAACTGCGTGTGCTGGTTCGGCTAACTTCCGTCACCTACTCAATGAGTTGAAGATCAAGAAGAACTTCGTACCCGATATCATCTATATCGATTATCTAAACATCTGTTCGTCATCTCGCTTGAAGCAGGGATCGAATATCAACTCATACACGTACATCAAAGCGATTGCCGAAGAGCTTCGTGGTCTGGCTGTTGAGTTCAATGTTCCAATCGTATCTGCTACACAAACGACTCGTGGTGGCTATGACAACTCCGACGTTGGTCTAACTGACACGTCTGAATCGTTCGGTCTGCCAGCTACTGCTGACTTCATGTTTGCTCTGATTGCTACCGACGAGTTGAAGGCTCTGAACCAGATCATGGTGAAGCAGCTCAAGAATCGTTACTCGGATCCAGAAATGAACAAGCGGTTCGTTATTGGCGTTGACAAAACAAAGATGAGACTGTATGATGTAGAACAGAGCGCACAAGACGATATTGTGGATGATACACCCGCATTTGATAAGTCTAACACGGGCGCTCGGTTTGACAAAGAGAAATTTTCAGGATTTAAATAATGTTTGAAGTGAAAAGTCGTTCGGAAGAAGCATGGGGTCCTCTTGCTAAATGTGATGATAAGACCTTTGAAAAGCTCATTAATGGCAGAGATGCCAAGGATGCTATCAAGAATCATATTAAGAAGCAGAAGAAGCTCAAGACGTATAAGGTTACGTTTAAGAAAGTTTGGAATTCAGCCTCATTTGAGATTCAGGCTGAAAGTGACTATCATGTGCAGACCGTAGCCAAGCAGTACTTCAAACAGAATGAAGAATCTATTGGTTTCAAAGAACAAGCTCGCAACCAATGGGCTGATGGTTATGCTGGTTATGATTCACTAAGCTATGTGAAGGTAAGATAATGGCTGATAGAAATAGTGTAACAGAGAAACAGATACTTCCAAACACCTTTTGGGTTGTAACCTCAGAATGGCGTGGGGGACATAATCAGCGCAAGATTCAGTTAGAGAACATTCACTATAGTGAAAAGGCTGCACTTGCTGATTGGGAAAAACAAACAAAAGAACGCCACAACCTTTCTTATAACCGAGAGCCTGATCATGATAGTGGTTTTGTACGTCACCCACTAAGAAAGTTTACAGGTGAGGTTGTCGAATGAATAAAGTTGGTATAACCTTCTCTACGTTCGACCTGCTTCACGCTGGTCACATACTCATGCTCGAAGAGGCTAAGATTCAATGTGACTGGCTTGTGGTCGGTCTGCAGTCGGACCCCACCGTCGATCGTCCCAATAAGAACAAGCCCATCCAGTCGTTGTATGAGCGATACATACAGCTCAAGGGCTGTCGTTATGTCGATGAGATCATTCCATACACCACAGAAGAAGAGGTCAAGCTGATTCTCGAATCTCGCCATTTCGATGTGAGAATTATCGGTGAGGACTACATTGACAGAGACTTCACAGGTAAGGATATATGTGAGCAACATGGTATTCGTATATGCTACAACTCCAGACAGCATCACCTATCCTCATCAGAGCTTAGACAACGTATAAAGGATATTTAATGAGTTACAGATACGATTCAGAGATGGTAGACGGCGTAAAGCAGTGGTACGTGAGCGAGAAGGATACAGCTCAGATTATCATGAGCGGTCTCAGTTGGGAAAAGGCATCAAAGCTAACCAAGAGACTGAACAGCGGCCAAGGGTTCGCTGGCTGGACACCCTCGTTCTTCCTAGAAACGTTTAAGCCGTCTGTGTATCTTACAGAAGGGGATCTCCGCTAATGTCATGGTTACTGATAACTGTGCTTGTTATTCTTGCAGGAACTGCATACCTTATAGCCACTGCACCAGAGGGCTATGAGGATGAAGATGGTTTCCACTACGGCAAGCCGCACGAGTATGACAAAGACTTTTTCTGAAAATAACCGTTGTCTTTTTATAAAAAACACTCTATAAGAAATTATAGAGTGAAGAAAAGGACAATGGATATGCAGGTTAAAGTTTCTATGAGCGGTTCGGCTTTCACA